TATGGTGGATGGGACGCATCAATGGACGGGTACAGCTATCCTGAATGGCCTGCATCCGAAAGCCGATGCCAATAATGTCGTAACAAACGAATTTGACTTTCAGGGCGCGGCAGCACTCACGTATTCGTAAATTTTTTTCAGGTGGGGCGTCTGTGAAGAAAATTTTTGGCTACAATAAGCGGCTGGAAAGCAGATGTATGGGTGGCAGCAGCACCGTCTCTCGCGTTGTCTGTGCCTGAACCGTGTACGGCTTTGCCTGGCCCGCCGACGCTGACCAGTTATCAGGCATCCATACATCGGTTCTTTGATAAGATGACCGCGTTTGTCGTGCAATGTAGCGGCGATGGTGTCACGTGGAATGTGGTGACTGACTACCAGATGTTTTGGTCAAGTGGCATTATCCAGTTCAATACCGCGAGAGTTGTTGGGCTGAACGATCAGGTGAGGATTAATAGCGGAAATTATTTTAATACCTCACGCCTGGGTGATTGTGATACCTGGGAACTGACGATCTCAAGCGGCACGGTGGATACGACCAGCTTTCAGAACCAGTGGAAAGTATTCACGCCTGTCGATAAGACAGCGACAGGAAAATTAACTGGGTTTATGGTCGATAATTTTTTTGAGTTGCAATTAGCAAGTATCATGGCCTTTGACCTGTACACTGACTATACGGCTAATCAAGGACGCTGGTCATGCTTTGGGGTTATCACTGGGGTTGCTCCAAAGTCGAGTTCTACCAGTGTCGTGACGCAGGATATAGATTTCACAGCCTCAGATGAGGTGCATTATTATGCGAGTTTCTAGCGGGTGGGACACCGAAATAGGCATCGCATTAAGATGACGCAAATTGAGTTCGACCAGGACAATCAACAAGATATGGTGCTTGAAGAATTAGGCACCGAAGAGGCAGTAGTTGAAGATGCCCAGCCTGTGCAGTGGGAAGAGTACGCTGAAGCTGAGGACATGCGGCAGGCTATCTTTACGGTACAGGATATTCCTGAGCAGTTTATAGATGTACCTGAATGGAAGATGCGTATTTTAGTCCGTGGCATGACGGCCAAGCAGCGTAGTATGGTGCTGCAAAATTCTATTGGTAAGGGCGGGGTTCCTGACCTGGTGAAGCTCTATCCTGATTTCGTGATTATGTCCTGTTATCATCCGAAGACTCGCAAACTTATTTTTAAGCCAGCCGATAGGGATATGCTGAATGAAAAAGCAGGCGGGGTCATCGAACGCATTGCGATGACGGCTGCCAGGCTGTCTGGTATAGATCAAAAAGCGCAGGCAGACATTAAAAAAAATTTACAGATGAGCGATCTGAACGGCTCTGGTACTTTATAATCGCATCCGAGCTAAAGATGACGGTACGTGAAATGCTGTCCAAGATGAGTAGCTATGAGCTTACAGAATGGATGGCATTTTTAGCATATCGCGCAGAAAAAGAAGAAGAGGTTATTCAGAAAGCCAGGGAAGGTCATCGCTAAGTGGTGCATAAAATGGGTATTTATTCCTATATGTTTATAGTAGGGGTATATCTTGGCTGACACATTATACGAAGCAATGGTGATGCTGGGGGCTGATGTCACTGACTTAACGAATGGGATAAGCCAGGCGATTGATGCTGTCAATAATCTGACAAACCAGCTTCAGACCTCTGCTGATGCGATGAATACGGCTGCTGGTGGAGATGACGAACTCAATAATTCTATGAGTGAGAGTGTGGCGGTTGGTGCGATCATGGCCGAGACGATTTTGACTATTGGTGAGCATCTGCTAGACCTGGGTAAAGACGCTATTGACGCTGCCAGCAATATGCAGCAGATGACCGATAATATGGATGTCTTTACAGGCAATGCACAGACCACGCAGGAAAATATTAGTAACCTTAAAGAAACGTTTGGCTCCACAGGCTGGGATATCGGTGGGTTGGCAAATACCGAAGATAAAATGTTGGCGATGGGCTATAGCTCAGAACAAGCTCGCAAGACGATTGATGCTGTAGGTGCGGCTGTCTTTACGCTGGGTGGCTCGTCCAGTAATGTTGGTGCTATCGTTAACCAGTTAGACCGTATGAAGGAGTCGGGGCAAGTTTCAGTGGGCAATATGAATATGCTGGTGCGTCAGGGTATTCCAGCCTGGGACATTTTAGCGAATAAGCTGGGCGTAACCGTGCCACAAGCAATGGACATGGTGAAGCATCATACCGTTGATGCCAGTAAGGTTGTTGATGATCTGGTTGCTGGGATGAACGATAAATTTGGCCCCAGACTGGCGAAGAACGCTGAAACATTTTCAGGGGCTATGAATGAGGCCAAAGAAAAATTTGAAAATTTATTGAAGTCTGCTGCCTCGCCATTGCTACCCGCCCTGGCCGATCTGTTCAAGCAATTAGTGACTGTGATGGAAAGCCCTGGGGTACAGGCATTTGTCAAGGCCATTGGTGAGGATTTAGTAGTGGCCTTAAAAGTGTTGACGCCTGTGCTGGGCGTGGTGTTCGGCATCCTGGGATTTTTGCTGGGTCTGTTTGCGCAGCTACCTGGGCCAGTGCAGCAAGTCATCGCGGGCATCATTATGCTCACAGCAGTATGGGCGGCGTGGCAGGCACTCATGAAAATAGAGATGTTTGCCAAACTTGCTGAAGGAATAATGGGCTTAATTGAGCCTATCACTGGTTGGATAGCGGAGACGTGGGCGCAAGTGACTGCTAATCTCGCGTTGGATGCATCTATGCTACCTGTGATTGCCGTGATTTTAATTGTGATTGCTGTGGTTGGACTGGTGATTTTAATCGTCACGCACTGGGGTCAGATATCGGCCTGGCTGATCGACCAGTGGAAGAAGGTGCAAGCCTGGTGGGGTGATTTTGTGAAGTGGCTAACCGATACCTGGAATAGCTTTGTGTCATGGTTTAATTCTAAAGTCAATGATCTGGCAAATTTTTTCATTGAAAAATGGAATGATATAAAAAATTTCGCTACCAATGTCTGGAATTTTCTGCGCGATCATGCCAAAGAAATTTTTCTGGCAATCGCCACTGTCATATTTGGCCCGACCGTCTTAATCGTGGCGTTTATTATCTCGCACTGGACGCAGATCAAGGATTTTCTAACCACGATCTGGAACGACATCCAACGTGTATTTGCTATCGCAGCTAATCTGATACGCGATATTGTGAATAACTGGCTGCTGTTAGTGCATGGGCTAATCACAGGCAATATGTACGCAATCGAAGCATTTTTCCGCTCTGTGTGGGACTCAATCATGGGCGCATTGCGAGCATTTGCTAATATGTTTCCTGAGCCAATTCGTACCGCTCTGAATAATATTATCTCGTTTATACGTGGGATAGGTAACTCAATAATTGATGCTATGACCGCTCCGTTTCAGGCAGCAAGCAATATTATTCATAGCATTATTGGCGGGATACAGGGTGCTATAGGTGGGTTGCAGGGTGCTGTCTCTGGTATTCAGGGCGCAATGTCTAATGTTGGCAATGCTGCTCACGCCTTGCATGTACCTGGGTTCGCAGGTGGGGTTATTAATTATGGTGGTGGATTAGCAATGGTGGGTGAAAGTGGCCCAGAACTCTTGTTCTTGCCCAGTGGGAGTTCGGTTTTAAGTTCGTCGAGTACCGCAGCCCTGACATCTGGCCGTGGGTCAGCATTTAATCCGACTGGTATGGGCGGGCAAACCATTGTCCTACAAGTTGATGGCCGTGATATTGCCAAAGCACTCGGCAGTCATATGGCCTCTGAAATCAGACTTCAGCTAGGTGTGAGATAATGCCAATTAAAACAGCACCAGAGGTTCAGTTAGCTCCAACGCCATACACAACCTCGTATTATGCGCAAGACGATTTTTTTCGCACGCCTGATATCTCGAATGGGTGGGGGACAGCCCCGATTGGCGGGTCATGGTATGTGGGATTTGGCGTCAATACACCGTCAGTGGTGGGGAATTATGCGAAGCAGTCATGTGGTTCAGGTGGTGGCAATCCAACGGTGATGTTATTAAATGGGTTCACGGTGAGAGATATCGAACTCTTTACAGTGCTGCGTGCAGATGTCTCAAACGAAGGTGGTATGGGGTTGACGGCGCGTCTCCAAGACGTAAATAATTATTTTCAGTGTTATTTTTCGCCGTCGTGGACGAACTACATGCTGCTGTACGGGTCATTCACGAATTCGAATAATGATTGGTATATTCAAGTACCGATTGGCTTTACACTGCCTACGAACCAGTGGGTATCGTTGCGTTGGCGTATGATTGGCACAAAGCATTATGTGAAAGCCTGGATTGGGTATGGGAGTGGTGAGCCTGTTGCATGGTCTGGTGTCTATGACCTGGCAACACTTGGGTATCAGGACATTAATGCTGCTGGACGGATGGGGCTGCTGGGCAATCCGCCGATTAATGGGAGCGTTACGTATGACCGTTTCTATGGAACGCAGCCCGTTACAACGCTTAATGCTGCTGGGCGTATGCGGGTGCGGCCAGGCACGAAGATACACCGTAATTCGACGGGACGCCTGTATGTGCAGAACGTAGCAGCGCATCAGCGCACGCGCAATGGTATGGGACGGATGCCGTTTGGGGATTTTCCTAGACCAGCGACCAGTGGGTTATGGGTTGTCTGTGGGAGTACGGTTGTACCTATTTCGTTGGATAGTATTTCAACAGATGAGCAGTCGGGGCAACGCTGTACAGCGACGTTTACCGTACCAGATAACGTGGTGTATCTACTCCAAGAGGATGAAGAGGTACAGATATGGGCTGATGGAGTGCTAAAATTTTCTGGCTTTATTGAGAGCATTGACATGAACAGGCTCATGCCTTCAGTCACGCGCTTACATACAATCACGTGTAAGGATTGGCGGTATGTTGCCGATAAGCGTATCTTTACAAGCAAAAATTTTTCAGGGGTACAGGCAGGGGATGCAGCAGATTTTATTTTGACGAATTATCTGGTGCCTGAAGGGGTCACTGGTTCGTACTCGTCAGATCATGCATATGACCAGCCCAGTTTTTCTAACGCTGTTATGAACAATGTTGATGCGTCAAGTGGGACGTTACAGTTAGCTCTCGCTGGGGTTGAAAAAGATGTCGTTGAAAATTCAGCAAACCAGTGGGGTACAGGCACCAGTACGAACTTGATAACGAACCAGCCACGGTTAACACTTAATCAATATGGTGCGCTCAAGTTTACAGGCCAGTGCCAGTTAGCAGCCACAGCGCATCTGTACGCCTACTGGAAATTCCAAGCTGCAAATTCAGCAACATTGGCTTCTGGTGATTATATTGAATATTCGATCTGGATTAGCAGCACCAGCGCAAAGATCATGGGGTGTGTGGATTTTCAGGCATACCCGTCCTGGTACATGTTTTCAAGTAGTGCTGCTGGTGGCTATACAGCCCTAGATCAGAATGGTATCGGAGTTGGCCCGAATGTCGATCTCACAGGCTTTGCGAATGACCAGTGGTACTACCGTAAGATTGCTGTGCCAAGTCAGCTAATCGGTGGCAGTGGTGTGTTATCATCTGCCTATCTTGTGGTGGATAGCAATACGTCGGGCAATTATACGTTCTATGTGAGGAACATCAATCTACGCTCAAGTAGTGGTACACTCAAGACAACGTTCTACAGTAGCGGAGTCCCGCAAGCTGCTGCTTTACAGCGTAGTGCTGGCTTTAAGAATGTTGCGGTGACGCCTGTACAGGTATGTGAAACGACGGGGCAACGGGTCAGTCCTGTCTATGATATATCCACCGTGGGCATTGCGAAAGCATCCTATGTGTCGTGGCAGCAAGAACAGATCAATAGTACGACGGGCGTCTATGCGACGCAGGGGTCATCGTCGCAGCCACCTGTACTCATTGAGTCTTCTATAGATGGCGGGGCATCGTGGCAGACGTGTACGAACCACGCACCGATACCGAACATTATACCTGGGATGAGCATGGCGAGCCGTACGCTTACGCTTCGTCAAACACTCGCGGCTGCTGGCCCTAGTCCAGAAATTTTTCCGTACCTGGATGGCTGTGAGGTTGCAGTTAATCCCAGTTATCAATCGCCTGGGAAGCAAGATCAGTTTCGTGCTGAGGTAGGCAGTACACTCAATACGGGGACGTTAACACAGCTTCAATATACGTCTGGTGTGGGATTGCAGTTGCAGGGAACCTATTTCGCCTGGGATAACGTGCTGGGCGGGGATATCACAGCAAACCAGACTACGTGGGGTGCTGGTACTCCGTCTGCGACTGGCTGGTTTCGTGCGTTGTCATTAAGAACAGCAGGTAGTACCGACATTCGCCAGCAGCTTACGAATATACCGAACACGCAGAACTTCAGACTTGAAATGGACGTGTTGTTTGACGACCCAGTAGATCAGCAAAACGTGGTGCAATGTGGGATTGTCTACAGAACGACCTACTGGGGCAATGCCAATAATACGTTCGGCTATTCGATGCTGCTCACGCATAATGGCACTAGCCCACCGACAGGGCAGGAGGGGCAAGTACAGTTTGGGCGGGGGAGCAATAGTAGCTCTGGAAGTTATACGGGTATTGCGACTGGGACATTTGCGCATACGACGGGGGACTGGCATCGCATGGTGCTTGTGGTGAATGGCAATAGCCATATCTGCTATATAGATGATGTGCAGGTGATTGCCGCAACCGATAGTACCTATTCAGCAGCAGGCGGTATCGGGTGCCGTTTCTGGAATGGAGATACAACAGCCAGGCATAGTGGCTATTTTGATAACTTTGGTCTGCAAAATTTTAATACTGGCACCCGCGTCTCGCCTGCACAGAACTTGGACGGCATATCCACTGTCTTAAACAGTTTTATCGACTGGGATGCAGATGTACCGAAGAGTACAACGCTCAAGATGGAAGTGAGTACCGATGGAGGTACGACCTACGTCGATTGCACATCTACGAAAGGGCAGGCTATTCCGAACTTGCAGGGTGCGAATGTGCTGAGTAAAACATTGCTAACGCGGCTCACATTGACCAGCCAGAATAGTAACGCAACACCTGTGGTCAGGGGCATTTACTGGAATGTGGTGGGGGTATATAGTGCGTCGGGGTATCGGCAATCGTATGGCATTGCGGAACAGTCGTCGATGCGGGCTGGGTCAAGTTCGTTTACCTGGAATGCAGTGACGACCGACTATACGAGTGTGGCTGGATATACCTCGCTGGATAATCAGAGTTGGACGCCTCAGCATAGTGGCGATAGCATTGCAGGTATCAATACGCAGACGACTCCGATACAAGATAGTTATTATGACCCAACGACAGTCAGCAATTATGGGCAGGCTATCTATTCAGGAGGTCAGGGCGCAAGTTGGGTGATTAGCAATGGGTCACTCACAGCTACAGGTGGAACTGATAGCTTGTATATCTGGCGGCTCTTGCTGGGTGTCGATCAGCATATTGAGGTAGTGCTATCGCAGGCAGACCAGGGCGGTCTGCTTATCAAGTACATCGACGAAAATGATAACTACCGCCTAAATATTTACGATGATACATCGTCGGTCACTGGCAAAAGACAGACCATGAGCCTGACGAAGCGTGCGAACTCACTTGAGACCACGCTTATTGCGACCATGCCCATTAGCTTTGTGCGTGGGAGCTATCATTGTGTCAAAGTGCATTGCATGGCGGGTGTACTGACAATTTATTGGGATGGTGTCATAGTGGGAACGTACACTGACACGACACCGTTCTTGCAGGCTGCGGCCTTTGGGTTCTACCAGAATGGCCCAGGTGCAGCTATGTATAGTAGCCTGTATGGGTATATATATGGTGACGATACCACGAATATAGATGTATTCACGCGGTTAATCTTAACATCGACCAACCCGACTGCGACGCCTATTGTGACTGATATGGCTGCAACCGTGCGGAGTGCTGATATTGTGTCTGGAAAATTTATTTCGTCCACGAACTACCAGAATACGCAAAAAGTTTCTGCGTGTTTGGATGATTTGGCTACGCAAAGTAACTGCTGGTGGAAGATCGGCAATAAGGGTAGCGAGCTAGGAAAATTTTATTTTCTATATCGCACATCGCAAAACGCAAACTGGCCGCTTCAGACCTCAGATGTGCTGGATGCGCCGCTTCCCAAGCTCAGTCAGAATAATCCGAAGTATCGCAATCGGCAATACATCACTGGGGCTGCGCAGTCGGTGGTTGTGCCTGAAAGCAAGCAGGGTGACGGTGTGACGCAATCGTGGGCATTGGCCTATAATGTGCAAAGTGTGGTGGGGGTAAATGTGAATGGTCAGGTGAAGTCCTTTGGTATTCAGGGGCAGGATACTGGGAAGGATTTTTATTTTACGCAGAATGGCACGACGTTTTCACAGGACACGCAGAAGGTGCCTTTGTCTACTGCTGAGACAGTCAATGTTACCTATGTTGGTCTTGAGCCATATACAGCTACCTATCAGGATACGAACCAGCAGGCCATGCTACAGCAGTTAGATGGCACGACAGGGATTGTTGAAGAGACGGAAGCCTTACCTGGGTACGTGAGTGGAAATTCTGTTGGTGGCGATACTAAAGCGGCGGCTGATGCGTTAGCACAGGCCAGGGTAGTGCAGTATGGCACCATACAATCGACGGGGCAGAGGGCGCGGGATTGGGCATTTACGACAACACGTACGGGGTTAGAGGTTGGGAAAATGCTGAATATTTATGTACCTGAGATGGGCATTAACGACGGGAATTTTTTTATCTATAGTATGAAGACACATGTTAAGCAACAGTCCGATGGTTCTTTATTTTATCTTTATGATGTGCAATGTACAGAAGGAGCCGTGATAGGTACTTGGGCAAAGTTGTTTGCCGTTAATCCGTAGGGTATACTTAGGATAACAGTTATCAGGTGGGACAGAACAGGATAATCTTGTGGTAGATTATACGACTGCGCCCACGATGCAAGGAAATTCAGGCACCGACGCATCTGTGACATGGACGACAACAATTGCGTTTGGTGGTTCAGGTGGAGCGAATGAGTGGCGGTGGGCATCCACAGGTTTAGGTGGTGCTGCAATCGCGTCAGCAGCCTGGCCGAATGTGATTAAACCAGCTTCAGTACAGACCGTAGGTGAGTTGTGGGCTTGCACTGGTGATGCTGTGTGCGTGAAGATGAACTACGCGGGGGATAACACGCACCCGCAACAGGGTCGCTTCAGTTTTGATGCTACAGGCTCACCAGCTTCGCAAATGCAGGTGTCAGCATTTCAGGACACGGCGGATACCACGCCTGTTCCTGGGAC